CCACGGCCAGCTTGTTCGTGAGCAGTCGGAGCCCTTCAGTCGTCAGCCAATCGACGACATTCCAGGAGTTCGTTGTCGGCATCGGAGCCGCCTATCTATGTGCCGCCACATCTCGCGCATTCTGCGCAGCCTTGTAGCGACGAAAGTCCCCAGACGCCAGCGCCGCATCGACATCGTCCACGGGCGCAACGGCTCGTGTCGATAAGGTCTGCGGAGGCGGCGGGGCACTCGTCCGAGGGACAGATGGCACCGAAGGAGGCGTCAGACTCGCATCAATCTTCCCAAGCTCGTAGACGGCACGCGCCGGCGGGAGGCTCAGGATGCGTTGAAACTCGTCTTTATGCGTGCCGAGATGGTAGAGCAACTGCGGAGGACTCGCAGACCGGGCGATCACGTCGCCCATCGCTTCCGTCGTCGCATTCTGCACCGGCAGATGCTGCGTAATCGGATTCACCACCGACCAGTAGTCGGGATGGTCCGTCACAAAGGTCTCCGCGGCGTGACGGTAGGCGGTCTGCAACTCCGTGGCCTCTCGAGCCGCTTCTGCGCGGGCTTGCTGGTCCGCATAGGCGTGCTGTTTCCGAGCGGCCACATCCAGCGTAAACTCGGCGCTATAGACTTCATAGCGAACATCCGATCCCGCTGGCTGCTGCGTGCTCCACGTATCGTAATCAGGAAAGGCCGCGGCAGGCGATGAGACTGCCGGTTGGACATCTGGGCGGCTGACCGGGACAGGTGCTTGGACTTCGGCACGCAATTGCGCCCGCGTCTTCAGCAGCCCGTCAATCTCGGCTTGCAGTTCCTGCTTCCGACTCTCGGCGTTCTTCTTCTTCGGTGAGCCCGGTTCCGAGGCGGGCGTGGTAGCAACCTCCGTCGAGGCGACCTGCGCGGCAGGTTCGGCGGCAGACGAGTCCGCATCTTCCGTCTTGGGGGCTTCGCCGGTCTTGCGCCATTCCGCCACTTGGGCGCTGCTCATCCCCGAGAGGTTCGGGAGGGCTGGACCCGCAGGCGTTTCAGCGACCGCTGACGAGGCGGCAATCGGTTCGTCGGCCATGCTGGTTACTTCCTATCCATGGGTATGGTCACGAAGTATACACGGGTTTGCGGTCGCTGCTCAGGAGTTTGATGGCCACATCAATCTCCCGCAGGTCCATCGCGGCATCGGCCACGCCATGCCAGTCGGCCGCTTCGACCTTCAGGAGCAGATCCGAGATAATCACCGCCCGCCGCCGTTCCAAGAGCGGCAGGCTCATCATGCCGACGGCTCCGCAGGTTCAGGGGCCAGATCGGCCGCTTGCTGCCCTTGCTCTAAGGCTTGCTGGTGCCCCTGTGCACCCTGCTCGAGGGCCTGCTGATGCCCGACCTGCGCCGCTTGCAAGGCCTGCTCGTGCTCCTGCTCGCTCAGGGCCTTTTCATGCGTCATCTGGGCCGTGGCGTGGATCACATCCTGGGCGTGCCCGACATGCTCCATGTGGAGGTCGAGCGCCTTCGCGCTGCGCTGCTCCACCGCATCCACGAACGTCCGCGCCTCTTCGGCGTCAATCTTGGCGCCGGCAATCGCAATCTGGGCCGACTGCTGAATCCACGCGAGCCGCTCCCTGCCCTGCTGCTCGAGCGTCATCTGTTGGAGCTTCTGCTGCCCCTCCAGTTGCTGCTTTTGCATGTCAATCTGGCCCTTGGCCTGGGCTTCGGCCTGCTTCTCAGCCACCTTGGACTGAATGGCCTGCTTGAGTTGCTGGTTCTCTTGCCCCATCTGCTGCAGCGCGGCCTTAATCTGCGGCGGGATCTGGTCCTGTCCGTCCTGCTCCGCATACTCCGGCGGGGTCACGATCTTGGCAATCTCATCGCCAATCTCGCCCAGATTCTTCAGCTTCACGGCCAGCCCGAGCACCGCCCCCGCCGCCTTCGGCCCGGAGACCTGCGCAATCATCTGGAGATTGCTCACGAGGGTATCGGTAAACGCGGCGCCCTCGGCTCGCTGGCTCTCGAAGGCCGGCCCCTCGCTAATCGTGACGGTATGGTCCCCCGCCACGCCGTTCGGCATGTCGCCCTTGCGCTGCATCTGGGGATTGTTGATGCTGACCGTCTTGGCGTTGTCCTTCGCGTCCCGCACCCCGACCTCGCGGGGCGTGTCATACACCTTCGGGATCAGGTTTTCGACAATCACCGCGCCCTGGTGCAGCATCTCGTTGTAGTGGTCGATGAAGTGGAACGAGCCCTTCTGCTGCGAGCTCTCAATCTGCTGCAGCGCCACGCCGGACTTGTCATTGCGCCGCTGGGCCTGCGTCGGCAACGGACTAATGCCCATCGCGGCCTGAATCGCCCGCCGCGCCGACTCCGCGCCAATCTCCAGATTCTGGATGAACGGCTCGTAGGGGTTCCGTTGGGGAAATTCCGGGGGTTGACCGGGCATGCCGTCGATGAACGCTTCGACCTCAATCACGGAAATAGGCTCGTGGAGCGACTTCGCCAGGTTCGCCAACTGATCAGGTTTGAGCGAGCCTCGCCGCACGAAGTAGGGAATCTTTGGGGTCATCCCCACGAGTTCCGCCTGACACGTCCGGTAGTAGCAATAGAGCATGTAGGGATCCCGCGCTAAGCGGGTCATGCTCAGGATCTTGCGCTTCGGGCCCGACCCCTCATCCACATAGATCACCATCCCGAAGCACGACACAAACGGGATGTATTTACCGGCCCACCGCTGCCGCTTCTCTTGCCCCGGCTTCTTGAGGATCTCGACCCCGTTGGTCAGATACATGCAAACTTCGGGCACTTGCTCCTGCCGGCGGTCCACGACCTTCGCGCCGTTCGTCGGCATCTGCTCGAGTTCGTCGGTGTAGAAGCCCTGCGTCCGACCGTCTGGCAGTTGCAGCAGGACGAGTTCCTTCGTGACCGGCTCAATCGCCCAGTATTCCGCGACCTGCACGCGCTCCGGGGTAATCCAGGCCGGGGCCTGACTCACCACTTCGGGCGTGAAGTTGGTTACTTCAGCCTTTGGAAACTCCCGGCGAAACTCCTTGATGCTCCGTGACTGCAAGTAGAACAAATAGGTCTGGTCGCTTGAGGACGGCCGCAAGGCGTCAGGGTCCGACAGCACCAGATCCGGGTTCTCGATGCTGTCAATCCACAGGTCCTGCACGAAGCCCTTGGGCTGATACTTGGTATTGAACCGCAGCCAACCGTAGGACTGATGCACCGCGTTCTGGAAGGCCGTCGTATAGGCAATCTGCGCCTGCGAGCGATACTCAATCTCCCGCATCTTGCCTTGGTAGAACTCGGCGGTCTGGGCGTTGGCCCCATTGCCCGTCGGGTCAAACTTCGGGGCTCTGGGATTCGCCCGCACCTCGTTGATCAGTTGATTGAAGTATTGGTGCAGCTCGTCCAGGGACAGGCAGACGCGGCCGGCATCTTCTCGAGCCCGGCGATCCTTCGGCGCCCACGGATCCCCACCCACCACCCGCATGTCCTCTTTGGCGGCATCACGGATCGGCTTCCACTGGTCGAGCGCATACGTATAGCGCTCACGGAGCTCCACGAGCAGGGCATCATCCTCTGCGGAATCGCTGGATTGACGCGCTGGCAACGGGCGGCCGGGATTCTCAGCCATCAGGACTCCGTGACCCGCAACCGTTCAGGCAGCAGGGACTCCACCAGCCGGCGCTCAGCCTCGGTCAATTCGACGTGCGCGACGTAGGCGTCATACTCCGTGCGGGTCTTGAAATGCTGCGCGAACCTGGAGAGGCGAGCCGTAAACAGGCTGCGCGGGAGGGTGCCGCCTTCTGGGCTACGCGGATTCAGTCGCGCCTCACGCCCCATTACTTCGCTTTGTGCAGGAACTTGCCCAGATTGCGATGCGGATGCTGCTGCGCCCGCCAGTCATAGGCGTAGGACTCATGGTTCGGGTCAGCCGCGGGCTTGCTGCGGGCCTTCTTGACGTGCTCAGGCTTGCCCTTCTCAGAACCCACCGCGAAGTCATGCATCTGGGTATGACTCATCGATGCCCGGATCTTCTCGGCCATCGGGAACGTTGCCCCGTGCTCCGCGGCTTGCATGAGTCGTTGCTGACTACGCGACTTGGCGGGCATGGCTACTCCGGGGAGATGTGGATCTGCCGCAGGAAGGCTTTATCGTCGCGGGACAGCTTCAGCAACTGCTCGACCGCCTTGGCGTAGATGGCTTGCCGTTCGTCAGGACTCATGGCCGCTAATCTCCACCGTGCCCACGCCGTCGATGGCTTCCCGCTTCACGCTCACGTGCTCCTCGAGCCGCACATACCGGCGCTCAAGGGCCGCCATGCGGGACTCGATCCCCTGAGCGAAACCAGTCGCCCATGCGGTCAATTCTGAGACTCGCTGCGTTAATTGCTCAACCTGCGCAGCCAGATCGTCACGCTCCGCGACCTGTAACGTCCCAGGCTGCCACGTATCCGTGGTCTTCAGCGCCGAGTAGGGGTCCACTGGCACGGCAGTATACACCTGTTTCTAGGTCCACCCGACGCGAGGCTTGTAGGGCGCCGCCGTCGGCACGTTCACGCGCACCGGCTGGGCAAACGTCAGCGCCAGCGCATCCCCATCATCGGGGCTGTCCACGCCGCGTTTCTTCATGTTCTCTTTGGACTCGAGCAGGACGCGATCCTGCTTGTCATGGGTATACCCAGGCCCGGTCAGATCCATCTCGAGCGCCGAGGTCGTATCAATCGCGCCCCGCGGCAGCCAGTCGCGGAGCTTGCTCCACATATAGGCTCGCATGTTGGCGAGCTTCGGGTCCGGTGACTCCCCGCCGAACTGCACGTCAATCACGTTATCGTAGCCAAGTTGTCGCAGCCGGTCCGCAATCGGACCGCCGATGCTCCCGCCTGTGGCATCCACGAAGAGTTTCGCCACCCGCTGGCCCTGGTAGTCCCGCGTCAGCACATCAGCCGCCAGTGTGACCATCTTCATCGAGTCTCGGGCTTGGGCGCCGGGAACTCGAATCGGTAGGATACTTCTGGCATCCAGTCCGCGTCGGAATCGGATGACGCATTCGTCCGATCCCCCACGAGCCAAGTCCAAGCCAGCGATGAGCGGTTCGTCTGGCAGAGCCAGCACAGTCCGGGCTTGCGCCGCCGCCACAGTAGCCGTATCAATGAACTGGAGGTCGGAAGCTGCTGGAGGCAAGCCAAGCACACGAACACGGAAGAAGTCTGAACCTTCGCCATAGTCCTGCGCCCATTCCGCAATCTGCGTCTTGTTGGTAAACCTGGATTCCCGGCTGTCCACCACGGTCACCACATACCGTGAGCGCTGCACGCCAAAACACGCCGCATGGAAGGCCCCCGTGGTCCTGGTCGGGTTACCGAACAGGAACTGCATCGGCTCCCCGTCCGTCAGACCACCTTCACTAACCTCGTGGATCTTGTCCGGCACGGCGGAATCTTCGTCGTTGATGTAAAAACTGGTGCTATCGGCCGCATGCTGGCCGGCGAAGGCTTCGCTGTTCTCTTCCCGGCAGGACTGGGGCGCACAGAACCAGCTTTTGGGATACTGCCGGTGATACATGCGGTTCGCCACGACCGCAAACCACGGCGCCGTAATGCACAGGCCCGTCCAGTGCTGCACCGTGGCCCAGGTCTTCGTCTCGAGTTGGGTGAAGGTGTTCGCCGTAATGGTGCCCTTGCAGTAGGGGCGGGTGGACATAATCCAATCCACCAACCAGGCCACCATGACCGACTTGCCAATGCCGTGGCCGCTCGAGACCGCCCGGCGAATGGGCTGCACCGGCGTCACACCGTCGAAGGCTCTGGTCCTGACCTCTTTGCCGAGGTCCTCGAGGAAGGCCCGCTGCCACGTATCAGGGCCGTCATGCTGGCTCAGGGGTCCTGGTTCGCCCCACGGGTAGGCTTCCAGCACGAAGCGGAGGGGATCTTCAGCGCAGTCTCGGGCCCACTCGGCCAGGGCGAGCTCGTCGGTGGGGCTAAGCCGTGAGGCGTCGAGCATGGCGCTGCTTCAGGACATCCACGATGTTGATGGTGATGTTCAGTTCTTGGGGCTGCTCAAAGGCTTTGCCATCGGTGCGGTCGAGCACGTCTTTGCTCGCCCCGAGTTGCACCGTGGGAAACTCATCCCGCGCTAAGAGCTTCGCTAAGGTCTGAATCGCCAAGGGCTGCAGGGCCATGAGGCGCTCTTTGGCTGAGGCTTGGACCTGTGGCGCCGCCCCGCCGTGCATATAGCAGACGGCACCGCCAGGGATCGGCCGACGCTTGCACCGGTTGCCGGATCGACTATGCGCCGTGCAGGGCGTAAATGGGGCATCTATGGGGTTTGTGCCGTCCATAGGGTCTGTATGCACCTTCACGGGTCCGCGGGGGGCGTGCTTAGACAACTGGCACCGAAGTATACACCTCAGTCACGGGGGTGCTGGAGTTCTTCTGTGGTAATCGAGGCTTCGCGTTCTGCCTCTTCAAGTTGCTTGGTCAGCATCTCCAGGCTGCGTCTGAGTAAGGCGTTCTCCTGCTGGAGACGGGAGACTTCGGCCTCGGCCGCTTCTGCGCGTTCACGCGCATCCGTCCGCTCGATAGCGTTCGTGTTGGCCCGCGTTTTCTGGGCTGCGACTTCAGCTTTAAGCGCGTCATTCACATCGCGGAGACGGGAGACTTCGGCCAGCAGGAATTGCACGTCGGTATTGATGTCGGCCTGATCTTGCCACCGCTTCTCTATCTCATCGAGGCGTGTGGGGGTGTCGTCAGGGGCGACGGGCGCGGGACGAATCAGGGCCGCTTGCTCAAGCAGGCTGACGAGCCGTTGAACGCCGGGACACGTCGCGCCGGGACACCCATACTCGCCTTCGACGGTCTTGTGATACTCCAAGGCCAACGAGACAAACTCCGCATGTCGGGTGTCGTCAGGGGGGCGGGACTCAGACATCAGCTACCTCTCGAAAAGTGCCGGTATTCTCCCGTAGACCGGCGGCTACGTGGCGACCATGCGAAGCGGTTGCACCCGTCTCGCAGTTGGAGCTGTCAATACCTCGGCTCATGCGGGGTCGGTCCTCTCAGTGCCCGCCGCCAAATTTAATAAATGCCGCAATCAGACCGAACGCACCAACGACGGCAGCGACGAAGAGATATTGCTTAAAAATGACCCAGAACTCGCTTAACCAACTGTCTCGGCTCATGGCTGCTCCTTGGGGCCGTCGGCCGCGACTCGACCGAGCAGGATGTTGTAGGCATCCTCTGGAAGTAGTTCCGGGCCGAGCAAGACGCGAATCGCTGTCTGCTCTGGAATATCCGGTCGATAACTACGACAAGGACACGCCGCGCAACTATGATCGCCATCTTCTCGGTGCGTGTGAATGTACTGCTGATTCCGACCCGTCTTGTTACAAACGCACGGCCATTCCTGAGCGCACCACCAACGATTTGCCCACGGTGGATTCATCCTGCTACTCCGTGGGGGCTGGGCCGTCGGCCTGCGCCCAATGCACGACCACGAAGTCCTCGATGCAATTCTCGTGATTGATCA